GAGGGAAGAGGGCGGCAGCAACCTCATGTGGAGATTTTTTTCTGATGTCGGCGAAATTTCCAGACAATCGCGGAACCGACCTGTTTGGAAACCCTGTCAGGGAAAACCACGGGCGTCGTGGGCGGCCCTCTTTGCAGCTGGGGGCCGAGGAGCGCGACCAGGTGGAAGCCGGACTGGCGCGCGGCTGGAGCAGCAGCAGGATAGCGAATGCGGTGGGAATCTCGCTGGCCTCGCTCAAGCGGTATTTTAGAGCTGAGCTGAAAGAGCGCGACGTGATGCGCGACCGGCTGGAACTGGCGGCAAACGCCAGGCTGATACGTGCGGCCCTCGACGGAAACATGACCGCGATGAAGCAGCTGCGCGAGTTGATGGATCGCGATGCGCTGGCGGGGCAGAAGCGCCGGATCGACGAAATGCAGCGCGAGTCCGAGGCCGCTGGTCTCGGCATGGGCAAGAAAGAGGCGGCACAGCGCGCCGCCGAAAAGGCTGTTCAGGAAGATGGCTGGGACGATCTGCTGTCGCAGGCCGACCGTCTGAATTGAGTCGATGAACGCGCCATTGGTTCGGCAACGATGGGATACCTCGCTGCCCGACTGGGAAGACAAGATCGTTGCGGGTCAGTCGCTGGTTCCGGACATGCCGTTAAACGATGCGCAGGCGGATCGGGCGCTGGCGATTTTCAAGCGGCTGCGCGTGCCCGACCTGATCGGGATGCCGACCTATGGCGAGGTCTGCGACGAATGGGTGTTTCGCTTGGTGCGGGCCATCTTCGGGTCCTACGATCCCGAGACGAAGCGGCGGGCGTTGCGGGAATTCTTTCTGCTGATTCCGAAGAAGAACGGCAAGTCATCGATCGCGGCGGCGATCATCGTGGTGGCGGCGCTGGTCAATGAGCGGCCAGAGGCGGAGCTGCTGCTGATCGCGCCGACGATGGACATCGCCAAGATCGCGTTCAAACAGGCATGGGGCATAATCCGCGCTGACGAGACGCTGGAAAAGCTGTTTCATGTTCGCGAGCATCTGCGGACAATCACGCATCGCCTGACCAAGGCCGAGATTGCGATCAAGGCCGCCGACAGCGACGTGATCACCGGCGGCAAGGCAACCTACACGCTGATCGATGAGACGCACGAATTTGCCCGCAAGAGCAATGCCGAGGGCGTGTTCGTAGAACTGCGCGGCGCGCTGGCATCGCGGCCAGACGGGTTCTTGATGCAGATCACGACGCAGTCGAAGACCGCCCCGGCAGGCGTGTTTAAGAAGGAGCTGGACCGGGCGCGGGCGGTAAGGGACGGACGGTTGCAGCTGCCGATTCTGGCGGTGCTTTACGAGCTGCCACTAAGGCTGGCGAAGAAGTGGCAGGATCCTGAGACGTGGCCGATGGTCAACCCGAACCTCGGGCGGTCCGTCGATCCGGAGTTCCTCGAGGACCAGCTGGTGCAGGCGCGCGAAGACGGGGCGTCGTCGCTGGCGCTGCTGGCCTCGCAGCACTTCAACGTCGAGATCGGCGTCGGTCTGGGCGGCGATTGGCAGGCGGCGCGGCATTGGGCGGGGGCCAAGGCCGCGCGGGTCAGCTTCGAGGACCTGCTGGACCGCTGCGAGGTGATCGTGGCGGGGGTCGATGGCGGGGGCCTCGATGACCTGTTCGGGCTGAACTTCACGGGCCGGGATCGCGAGACCAAGGACTGGCTGGCGTGGTTCCATGCCTGGGCACATCCGGAGGTTCTGGAGGTGCGCAAGGAGATCGCGCCGCGGCTGAAGGATTTTGAGGCGGCGGGCGATCTGACAATTCTCGATGCGGATTGCCCGACGCAGGACATCGAGCAGGTCGCGGACCTGATCGAGCAGGTGAACAAGGCGGGGCTACTGCCCGACAAGGACGCGATCGGGGTCGACCCCTACGGCATTTCGGCGCTGCTGGACGAGCTGGTGTCGCGCGGAATCACGGATGACCAGATCATCGGCATCCGCCAGGGACCGGCGCTGTCGCCCGCGATCTGGGGCATCGAGCGCAAGCTGAAGAACGGAACATATCTGCACGGCGGCCAGCCGATGATGGACTGGTGCCTGGGGAACGCGAAAACCGAAACGAGAGGATCGGCTGTCATGATCACGAAATACACGGCGGGCCGCGCCAAGATCGATCCGCTGATCGCGGGGCTGAACGCGTACCAGCTGATGTCGCGCAACCCGGTCGCGGCGGGTGCCGCCGCTTTCGAATATACCGGGCTGTGACATGGGGCTGTTAAGTCTTTTCAATCGCAGCACATCGGTGCCGGCCGCTGCCACGCGGGTCGAGCCGCCGCTGGTCGGTGCCTCGGGCGATACCCAGAGCGAAAGCCAGTGGCGGACGTTCCGTGTCGAGGGCACGGCATCGCGCGCAGGCGTTCGGGTGAACGAGACTAGCGCTTTGTCGATCCCGGCCACGCTGGCCGCGCTGCGAATTCTGACCGGCGTGTTCGCGATGACGCCCGTGCATTATTACGAGCGCGCCGCCAGCGGGCGTGTCAGCAGGGATGCTTTGCCGGAAGCACAGTTGTTCCTCGCCAACCCGAACAGCCACCAGACGCCCTTTGCGTTTCTAGAATTGCTGCTGGCCGACATGCTGCTGAGCGGCGACTTCTATGCCTATGTCAGCCGGAACTTTCGGGGAGAGCCTGTTGCGCTGACCCGATTGAAGCCGGGCACGGTCAGTATTGCCGACTATTTCGACCGCGAGACCGGCACCACGCTGTTTTATGACGCCACTCTGCCTGACGGGTCGAGCGAACGGTTTGCGCGGCGCGACGTGATGCACATCCCGGGCTTCAGCCGCAACGGCATTCATGGTCTGAACCCAGTCAAATATGCGCGCGAGGCTTTGGGCGCATCGATCGCTACCTCCCAACACGCCGCCAAGTTCTGGGGCAAGGGCGGTCGCCCTTCGACGGTGCTGCAGTCCAAGCAGAAGATCGGCCCGGATGACAAGGCGCGGGCGCGGCAGGATTGGGCCAACCTATACGGCGGTCCGGACGGCGACACGGTTGCGGTGCTTGACCAGGAAATGACCGCGCAGTTTCTGTCGCATGACATGAAATCGAGCCAGTTTCTCGAAACCCGCGAGTTCCAGGTCGTTGACCTGGCGCGCATCTGGGGGGTGCCGCCGCACCTGATTTTCGATCTGGGCAAGGCGACCTATTCGAACATCGAACAGCAGTCGCTGGAGTTCGTCATCTACCACATGGGGCCGCATTACACGCGGGTTGCGCAGTCCCTGACCAAGCTGTTCGGGCGGCCCGGCCACTACTTCGAACATCTGACAGATTCTTTGGTGAAAGGCGATCTCAAGAGCCGGATGGAGGCTTACTGGCTGCAACGGCAGATGGGCATGATCAACGGCGATGAACTGCGCGCCAAGGAAAACAAGCCCGCCATCGGCGGCGATGCGGGCAATGAATACTGGCGCCCGTCTAACATGATGGTCGCGGGTCAGCCTGCAACGGACGAAGGAGAGACACAGTGAAACAGGAATTGTCCGCGGTCGTGTCAGCGATCCGTTCTCAGCCGTGGGCAATCCTGCCCGATTACCTGGCCGCCATCGAGGCAATCGCCATCCGCGCGCTGGATGACGATGTGCTTGCAAAGCTGGCCGGGGACGGTCACGCGGCCCAGGTGCAGCGCAGCCTGGAGGCCGTTGCGGCCCTGGGCACCCGGCTGGACGGTGCCGAAATGAGCATGGTGCGCAACGGCACCGCCATCGTGCCGCTGGTCGGCGCGGTCTATCCACGGTCGAACATGGTCAGCGCATCCTCTGGCGGCACGTCGCTGGACAGCGTGATGCGCGACATGCGCGTGGCCTGGGCATCGCCGGATGTCGAGCGGATTGTGATGCTGATCGACAGCCCCGGCGGTGTCGTGTCGGGGCTTGGCGAAGCGGCGGAAACGCTGCGCGCCGGGCCGAAGCCGCTGGTCAGTTTCGTGACCGGCATGGCGGCGTCAGCGGCCTACTGGCTGGGATCGCAGGCCGGGGACATCGTGCTGGATCGCGCGGCCAGTGTCGGGTCGATCGGGGTTGTCGCCTCGATGAGCCGTCAGGAAGCGGCAGATGCCAATGGGCGGCGGTCCTATGAAATCGTGTCGAGCGGAGCGCCGTTCAAACGTCCGGACCCGTCTACCGATGAAGGCCGCGCCGCCATTCAGCGGGACGTTGACGCCATTGAGAACGTGTTCATCGCCGATGTGGCCGCGGGGCGGGGGGTGCCGGAAGGCGTCGTTCGCGAACAGTTTGGCAAGGGCGCGATGGTGTCCGCGTCCGAGGCGGTGCGCGTCGGCATGGCGGATCGTGTCGGAACGCTTGAGGGCGTTCTGTCTCAGGGTTCCGGTGCAAGCCGGACACGAAGCGCAGGGGGCCGCAATGCGCGGGCCACTGCGGAAATCGAAACGCGGCGCAGGTCCGCACAATAGGAGGTTTCCATGGATAAGATCCTGGAGCTGAAGGCCCGCCGCGCGGGTATCATCGACAAGATGGATGAGCTGGTCGCATCCATTCCCGAAGAAAGCGACTGGACCGACGAACAGACGGCCCAGTTCGATGCGCTGAAAGCCGAGGACGACAAGGTCGCATCCGAGCTTGCACGCCTCGAGGAAGTCGAGCGCCGCCGCGCTGCGGCCGCCCGTCCGGTCAACCCGCTGCCCGGTTCGCCTGCGCCCGCCGCCCC